GTGGGCATGCCCCGCCGATTCCCCGCCACCGTCGCGGCACCGGTCGAGCACGAGATCGTCATCACGAAGTCGCGGTTCATCACGACCGTGGCACCGGTCTCCGGGGTCGAGGACGCCGACCGCGTGATCGCCGAGGTCCGCCGGCGGTACTGGGACGCCCGGCACAACTGCACGGCGATGGTCACCGGCGTGCTCGGCGACCAGGCCCGTTCCTCGGACGACGGGGAGCCCTCCGGCACCGCTGGCGTCCCGATGCTCGAGGTCCTGCGACGCCGCGGGCTGACCGACGTCGTCGCGGTCGTCACGCGGTACTTCGGCGGGGTCAAGCTCGGTGCCGGCGGACTGGTCCGGGCCTACTCGACCTCGGTGTCCGAGGCGCTCGACACGGCGGCCCTCGTCCGTCGCGAGGCCCTGACGCAGGTGCGCTTCGACGTCGACCACGCCGACGCCGGGCGGCTCGACAACGTGCTGCGCGACTGGGTCCGGCACCACCACGCGACGCTCGGCCCGACCGAGTACGGGCAGGCGGCGACCTTCGAGGTGTGGGTCCCCCACGAGGCGCTCGGCGCCCTGACGGCCGACCTCGCCGCCGCGTCGGCCGGTTCGCTCGAACCCGTCATCGGCGAGGAGCGGATCGTCGACGTCCCCGCCGACTGAATCCGCGGTTCCTGCACACCTCGGGCGTGTCTCCGCAACGGCGCAGAAACCTGCCCGGAACGCACGAACGCCCCGACTCGATGAGCCGGGGCGTTCGTCCTGCGGTGCACCCCCTCGGACTTGAACCGAGAACCCACTGATTAAGAGTCAGTTGGAGAACGTCACTTCTGACGTTGCGGACGGCCGTTTGGACGTGTAGCGTGTCCAATGTGATCGCACGACCCCGTACGGTCACAAACCGATGGATACACGAGGCGGATGCACCACAAACACGCCCGCAGGAGACCGCAGCGGCACGAAACCTGCCGCCAGCACCCCAGCGCACACGCCGCGTCTTCACCCGAAGCTGACGCGTCGCCACAACCAGAAAGAACGAACTTGCACCACCGCAGGAGGAGAACATGAGCGAAGCACTCGACACCTGGAACCGAACCGACACTGCCGGCATCGGGTCGCCCCGGGAGGCGTACGTGTCTGGCTGGAACGCCGCGGTCTATGCCGCGCAGGAAGAGCTCGTGAAGCGAGACCAGTTCTCGGAGCGCACGCTCCGAATCCTCGACGGCCTACTGGACAAGAGCAACTCCGCTGTCTCTCGTACCAGCGCCGACCACGCAGAGAATCTGCCGGTTGCTGAAACCAGCAGCGGCCAGCACCGCAAGGTGCTGCTCCAAGCAGGGGACGACCTCCCCGTCTGCGACACCTGCGTCAACATCCTGGGTCTCAACGTCCGTTGGGACCACGCGGTCCAGCGGCATGCTCTGATGCCCAACGAATAAGGGCTGACCCGCGCTCACGGATCAGCCCCGCCCCCACCAGTGAAGTAAGCACCGGAAGGAACAGAAGTGGACAGTACAGCCAACCACCGACGTAGGAGACCCACCTGTCGAGTCTGGGTTGCACACGACAGGAGGACAGAACAGGGCAGAAGCCCGAGAAGGAGGAGGACATGACGGAGCAGAAGTACCGGGCCGTGGTCAGGACGGCAGACGGACGCCAGCTGTACGGAACACTCACCGACATCGATTCAGCACGAGAGGAGATCACCGCGACGTTCACGGAGGAGCGCGTCGAGCGCCCGGTGCCGCCCACCGACGAGCCGCCGCTAGTGCAGGTCGGTGGACGACGAGGCGGGAAGACCTCTGCGCTGATCGACGCCCTGCTCGACCGCGCCAACGAGCGCGGCATCCAAGTGCAGATCATCGACCCACACCCGCAGACGCGCGAGCAGGTATACCAAGCAGCAAATGATGTAGTTCATGACCTTGCTGTCAACGATGCAGTGGTTTACCCGCTGGAATACCGAGAGCGTGCGATCCTCGACGCCGTTCTCGCCCTGATCCAGAACGGAGCCGACCGTGGCTGAGCCGACCGTGCCGGTGCCGGTGTCGCTGATCGAGGAACTGCGCGAGGCTGCCGACGCTGCCTACAAGGGGCCGAACGACACCGACCCCGCCATGCTGCGGCTGTACGCAGACAAGATCCGACGTGGCTACCCGGGGGGCGGAAGCAACCTCACCGCGGCCGTGGCGCGTGTGCTCGACGTAGTTGCTGACGCTCTCGTCTGGGAACCGGTTGCAGAGCAGCCGAACATCGAGCAGATGGTTCCTGGTACGCGGTTCACCGCGGTGATCGATGGCGGCGTACAACGCTGCCTGTTCGAGCGCGTCAACGTCGCGCCAGAGACAAGCGTATGGAAGGTCTTCGAGCCGGGTACCGGTCACTACTGGAATCCCGCCGCCATCGACCCGTCCACGATCCGCGACGTGCAGCCGCCAGCAAGAAGGGAAGAGGACTGATGGGGATGTTCGACAGCATGTACGACGCCCGCGGGCGGGAGTGGCAGACGAAAGCGTTCGGCCGTTCCCTTCACTCCTGGCGCATCGGAGACACGATCGAATCCGAGGTACCGAGCTTCCAGGCAAAAGTGCTCGGATCGATGGAGGGGCAGTCCGGATTCACGCTCGCCACCGTTCGCGACAGCACGCTTGTGCAACTGCCCGCACCGCGCGACCCGTCGCTACCGCTCATCGACTACGGCGGTGGCCTCCTCGACACCGGTCAGCCTGCCGTCTTCTGGGAGGAGTGGTAGTGGGTGCGATTCAGCGTGGTGCTGGTGAGGGTGCCCTGTTCCGTGTGCCGAAGGACACGTCGCTGCCGTTGAAGTACTGGCAGGCGGTGATCGAGTTGCCGTCGTCGTCGGGGAAGCGGCGCCGGAAGTTCGTCCGCAACAAGTCGAAGGCCGTCGTCGTCGCGGAGTTGAAGCGGCTGCAGAAAGACCTCGCGGACATCGGTGACATGCCGACCGCGTCGCAGACGCTCACGTCGTGGATCCGGTACTGGTTCGCGCACATCCACTCGAAGAAGATCGCCCCGAAGACGATCGCGTCGTACCGGACGTCGATTGAGCAGTACATCGTGCCGGCGATCGGGAAGACCCGCCTCGACAAGCTGACCCCGCAGCATGTGCGGAAGGTGGAGCAGGCGATCCGCGAGAAGGGGCTGGGGGGTGCTTCCGCGCAGCAGGCGCATCGGGTGCTGTCCCTCGCTCTCCGAGACGCCATGCGCGACGGGCGAGTCAGCCGGAACGTCGCCACGCTCGTTGACCAGCCGAAGAAGAAGAAGGTGCAACTGCCCCGCCTCGACGTTGACGGGGGCATCCGTGTCCTCGAGACGGTGCAGCATGAACGTCTCGGCTCCCGAGTCGCGACCGCGCTCCTCGCTGGTGCCCGTCAGGGTGAGGTCATCGGCCTCGAACTCGACCGTGTTACCGACGAGCTGGACTTGTCGTGGCAGTTGAAGCGGTTCTCGTGGTCGCATGGCTGCAACCCGGCGAAGCCGTGGGAGCCGCACTGTGGTGAGAAGCAGGGGGCAAAGTGCCCGGAACGGTACTTGAACGCGCCTGAGGACCGGGAGTACCGGCACCTCGAGGGTGGGCTGTGGCTTTCCCGTCCGAAGTCCGAAGCGGGATGGCGGATCATCCCGCTCGTTGACCCGCTGCGGTCCATCATCGAACGGCGGGTGGAGACGGCAGCGTCGGAACCGAACCCGCACGGTCTGCTGTGGACCTCGGAACCCAAGCGCGCCCCGGGCGGTCCTGCCCTCGATGGTTCACCAATCGACCCGTCCACCGACACTGCGTACTGGCATGACGTTCTCACTCGTGCCGGCGTGCAGGACACGCAGCTCCGCACGGCCCGAAACACGACGGTCGACATGCTGTACGCGGCGAACGTGGACGAGATGACGATCATCGACATCGTCGGCCACTCGACCGTCGTCATGTCCCGCCACTACCGGTCACGGCAGAACCGGGACGTGCTCCGTGAAGCGTTCACGCGGGCGTACCTGCCGTTGACGCGGCCGGACCGTACCCTTGGAACCACGGACGAAGGAGAAGCAGCATGAGCGAGGCAGACCTGTACGCGTTGGCCTGGGTGGCCGTGCTGACAGTCAACCTATTCGTCACGGTTTGGGTTCTCGCCGACGCTGGCATCGATCCGGCGCGGATCCCCGTCATCGGACCGATCTTCGACCGCACCTGGACCGCGCTGAAGAACGGACTCCGGAAGGTACTCCGGATCAAGGACTAGGCGACATGCCGGTGGGTGTTCGCCCACACCCGCCACAGTCGCCCTGACACACCCAACTCCGCAGCAATCCTCGCCGGGTCCTGCGTCCACCTGCACAGCTCGAGCGCCTGGTCCTCATCGATCAGGCGCTCCGCTGCATACCGGTCCGCCTGCACTTCATGCTTCGGACGGTCATCGGGGTGACCGAGTTCCGCATGTCCCAGTTCGTGAGCAAGCGCTGAGCGGTCGTGTACGGCGCGCATCCCCGACCGGATAACGATGGTGTTGTGGTCCGGATACCAGAAGCCGTTGGCGGTCCGGATGGGCCTGTGGATGACCTCGATGCCGAGAGCTTCAGCATGCGTGTACGGGTCGTATCCCTTCACACGGCCTCCCCTGAGCGTGTTAGTCCGTCTCGTCGACGTCAGACTCGTCGTCACGGGAGTGGGCCGCGCGCTTGCTTTTCTTGTCTGCGTCGATCTCCCCTGCAGTCCAGTTCCGCAGCGGAGTCACATTGTCGGTTGCAGCCTCTGACATTCGTGTTGAGCGCCACTCGACTGCACGTCGGGATAGCTCTTCAAGGGGGAGCTCCAGGGCGTTCGCGAACGCCTCGAGCTGATCGAGGTTGAACTTCTGCTCGCCCTTGATCAGCCGTTGCACCGTCGCCAGGGAGATGCCGGTCTTCTGCACGAGTTCCGCCTGTGTCATGTCGAGAGCGTTGTACTCACCTCGGATGATCGCGGCCATGGACCGCGTCAGGGCGCTCGTGGGCTCTTGCTTCTTGTCGTTACGCACCGCGCCACATTAGCAGCGTTCTACGGCTAAAACGAGACGTTGCGGGGTCGTGCGGGCTTGAACACCTCACTTCTGAGGTGTAACGTATCCACTATGACCAGTCAGACCACCGCCAGCAGGATCAGGCAGAAGATGCAGGCCACTGGCCTCACCATCGCCAGCCTCTCGGCCTCCACCGGCATCCCGATCGACGACCTCACCGCGGAACTCGACGGACGAGTTCCCTTCGACTACGACGACTTCGACGCAATCAGCATCGAACTCGGTTACCCCGACCACAGTCTGCTGAGTACCGCAGCATGAGCGGCGGCACCAACGGCGAGCTCAGCGACACCCTCGCCACGCTCATCGCCCAAGCGGGCAACTCCGAAGCGCTCGCGCAGCGCATCGCCGAGCTCATCCTCCCCACCATCACCAGGTACATCGCCGTCGCCGAAGACGAGCGCATCGCCTACGACATCAAGACCTTCGCCAAGATCGTCTGCCTCGGTGAGACAACGATCGACGAAGCAGCGAAGCGCGGCGACCTGATCCGCCGCTACCCGACTCCGGCCGGCGGCAAGCCGCTCATCGCTCGTGAAGACGGACTCAACTGGATCCGGACCCTCCCCACAGAGAGGCCGGAGAAGTGACCCCGCAGGAGCGGTTCGAGAACCGCATCATCGGCGCCTTCCTCACCCTCGTCGGCATCACCCTCGCCATCGCCGCTGTCGGCATCGCTTGCGGAGGTGCGCTGTGAAGACCGCCGCCGTCCTCCTGTACCTGTCGTTCGTCGCAGCCGTGTTCGCGTCCGGTGTTCCGACCGTGTCCCTCCTGTGGCCGGTCCTCGTCTGGGCTGTCGTCGTCCTGTTCGTCGCAGCCCTGCTCCGAGTCCACGCCGTCGTGAACGCACCTCGGGTGAACCGATGAGCCCCACGATGGCCGGCTTCACCGGCCCCACCGACCTGTCCGCAGTCGACCCGCGACCCGAGTTCGTCCTCACCGATGGGGAGAAGCAGGCAGCACGTCGGCTCGTCCTCGACACGTGCCCCGGCGACCCCGCCGACGTCCTCGGCGCTCTCTTCGGGAAAGAGGTGCACGCATGAGCAACACCGAAGTCGAAGACGTCGTCGCCCCCGTCGGGCAGGACACGTCCGCGCTGACGCACATCGTCAACTGCCCCGACGACAAGGACAACACGGAAGCGTGGATCACCGAGGCCCGCGTGTTCGGCCTCGAGGTCACCGCCCTCTGCGGCCACCAGTGGGTGCCGACCCGCGATCCGATCCGGCACCCCATCTGCCAGATGTGCGTGGACGCGGCGAACATCATCATCGCTGAGGTGAACGCATGAACGCCGTGCACCAGGTCGTCAACCTGGACACGACGCTGCTGACGGTGATGCTCGAGAACACCAAGCCGGGCACGTTCATGGCCGCGGCGAAGGTCGACCCCGAAGGCACCGCGCGGATCGAACTGCTCGAGCGTCTCGACGTCGGCTGGACCAACGTCACAACCGGGGACCCCACTACGTCGCTGGACATGGCCCACACGTTCGACGACCTCGTCGTGACGGCGCTCCCATGACCGCCCACGGCGTCCTCTGCGGCTGCGACGCCTGCTGGGTCGCCGAAGACCTCGAAGACGATCGGCTCGGCAAAGCCATCGCCCGTGCCGCTGAGCACGACCCCTCCTACCTCTCCACCTGCGACTAGGTCGCACCCATCCCAGGGAGACACACAATGACCACCACCACAAGAAGGCCCGTCACTCCCGATGTGGCTAAGGCAGCCGACGCCGCCGATCACAACTACCGGGCCGGAAACCAGCAGACCGCCCAGACCCACGCCCTCATGGCGATCCTGCACTTCCTCACCGACGAGCAACCTGCACCCAAGTACGAGATCCAGTTCCGCAAGCCCACGGTGCACAGCAACCCGATGCCCACCGAACCCGGCATGTACCAGGACCGTGAAGGCATCCCCTGGTACCACACCAAGGTCGAGTCCGAGACCCCGTGGATGGACGTGTCGCGCGGCCACTGCGAGGACCGGTGGTTCACTGCCCAGCACGCATCTCAGTTCGCGCCCTTCACCCGCATGGAGGCCGTCGCATGAGCGGCTGGAACGGCAGCGACCCGTGCGAGTGGGCCACCCTCCCCGGACCGTTCACCCGCTGGCTCATGCTCCGCCAGTGGAAGAAGGAGATGCGCACATGGTGAACCAGATCCTGCTGGACCTAGAGGAGAGCGCCTACCACTCCCGCCCCGAGCTGTCCTCCACCCAAGCCCGCAAACTCCTCGACTCACCCGCCCGCTACAAGTGGGACCGCGACCACCCGCAACCGCCGAAGAAGGAATTCGACCTCGGCACCGCCGTCCACTCCAAAGTGCTCGGCACCGGCGCACCAACCGTCGCAATCCCCGACGAATTGCTCGCATCGAACGGCGCCGCCTCCACCAAGGCAGCGAAGGAGTGGATCGAGGAACAGCGAACCGCCGGCCGCACCCCGGTGAAGGCTGCGGTCGCGCAGCAGGTCGACGACATGACCGAAGCGGTCCTCGCCCACCCGATCGCGCGGGCACTGTTCGAGCAGCCAGGGAACGCGGAAGCGTCCGTGTTCGCCACCGACCCCGAGACCGGTGTCGAGATGCGCGCCCGGTTCGACTACCTGCCGGACTTCACCGCAACCGACCCGACCGCCGTGGACCTGAAGTCATCCGCGAAGGGCGCATCCCCCGAGGACTTCGCCCGCACCGTCGCGAACTTCGGCTACCACGTGCAGGAATGGTGGTACCTGCACCAGTACGGACTCGTCACCGGCGACTTCACCCTCCCGATGAAGTTCGTCGTCGCGGAAGTCGAACCCCCGTACCTCGTCGGCGTGTACACCCTCGCGCCCGAGTTCGCGGAGATCGCCGCAGCGAAGGGCAGGCGCGCCCTCGAGATGTACGCCGCCTGCGTCGCCGCTGACGAGTTCCCCGGCTACCCCATCAATCCAGACCCGCTACAGCCACCCACATGGATGGTCTTCGAGCACGTGAACTCCGGGGGAGGTGACAGCTGATGCCTACGCCACGGGCATACCGCCCCAACGGTGCCACTACCCCGATCGAGCAGCAGCCTCTGGCGCAGCGATTCTGGCGCAAGGTCGCGCAGGTCGAAGGGGGGTGTTGGGAGTGGCAAGGCATGCGGAACCAGCACGGCTACGGGCGATTCAACACGCGAGCAGAAGACGGCGTGATCCGACCCCGCGTGGCATCCCGCGTGTCCTACGAGCTCGCATGGGGACCCATTCCGGAAGGCGCCGAGGTTCGGCATCGCTGCGACAACCCACCCTGCGTGAACCCGGCCCACCTCGTGCTCGGCACCCACGGCGACAACATGCGAGACATGCGTCAGCGGCGACGGTCCGCGTCAGGTGAGGAGCACAGCCAAGCGCGGCTCACCTGGACAGCTGTCCGCAAGATCCGTTCGGCGCTTGCAGTAGGAAGCTCTCGCCGCTCCCTCGCTGCCGAGTACGGCGTCAGCGCTGCGACCGTCGACAAGGTCGCGAACAACGAGACATGGAAGCCCGAGCGCGATCCGCGCAATCAACGACAAGAAGGAGCCATCGCATGAAGATCCAGACCAAGCTCAGCCAGAACCGCCGCGACTTCACCGCGATCTACGAGTGCGAATCGTGCGGAGCAACGAAGCGCGACTACGGCTACGACGACAACTACTTCCACAGCGAGGTCATCCCCGCGATGCGGTGCGCAACCTGTGGCGCGACCGCAGCCGGTGCAACCTCCACTCCCGACGTGCAGGCAGGGGTCGTGCTGTGACCATCGCCACCAGGAAGCCCACCGGCAAGCCCTCATGGCCGCTGCTGCTCGCCGCCGGCGGGGAAGGCGCGGGGAAGTCGTTCCTCGCCGCCCAAGCATCCGCATCCGACCTCGTCGGCCGCACCCTCTGGGTCGGCCACGGCGAGCAGGATCCAGACGAGTACGCGCTCATCCCCGGCGCCGACTTCGACATCGTCGAGTACGACGGCACCATCACCGGTCTGCGGAAGATCATCCACGAAGCCGCAGCCGAACCGAAGGGCGACAAGCCCACCCTGATCGTCGTCGACTCCGGCACGAAGGTGTGGGACACGATCAGCGAGAACGCGCAGGTCGACGCGAATCAGCGCGCAGCCCGCAAGGGCAACCGGGGTGGTGAAGCCACGATCGGCGTCGACATCTGGAACAAGCACAAGACCCAATGGCGGGACATCATCGACACCCTCCGCCTCCACGACGGACCCGTCATCATCACTGCCCGGTACGAGGAAGTCGCCGAGATCGTCAAGGGCAAGCCCACCGGCGACAAGGTGTGGAAGGTGAAGGCCGAGAAGGGCCTCCCCTACGACGTCGACGCCGTCATCCACATGCCCGTCCGCGGCCAGTACACGCTCTCCAAGGTGCGGTCCGTGCGACTGCAGCTCAACGAGCCGAAGGACTGGCCGAACTTCACGATGGACGCGTTCTGGCGGGCCCTCGGCCTCGCCGACGTCGAGACCGGCCGATCCGCGTACGCCACCCCCGTCGTCGAAGAGACGCAGGAACCCGACGAGTCCGGCCGCGACTGGCTCGCCGAGCTCAACGAAGCGCAAGGCGACAAGGACGCGATCGCCGCCCTCGGTGCTGCAGCGAAAGCCGCACACGCGTCCGACAACGTCCTCACCGTCATCCGCTCCGCCTACCGCGACGCCTGACCTGAACCGGGGCGGCAGGTGCTGTAACACCCGCCGCCCCTCACACCCTCGCAACCCCTCCATCCCAGGAAGAGAGACCAGCGTGTTCGACAACTCTGGCACGTACCGGATCCTGAAGCTCACGATCCCCGGCCAACCCATCCCGAAGGGCAGGCCCCGCTTCGGCAAGGGACGCACCTTCACCGACAAGCGCACCCTGTCCGCGGAATCCGCGATCGCAGCGGAGTTCCACCGCACCCTCGGCGTCCGCCACACCATCGAGACCCCCGTCACCGGCTCGATTCGTGTCCGGCTCCGATTCTTCCGCGAGAACAACATCCGCGTGGACATCGACAACATGGAGAAGCTCGCTCTCGACGCCCTCAATGGCCTCGCCTGGGCCGACGACTCACAGATCGTCTCCCTCATCAGCAGCAAGCACTACGACGCCGGCAACCCCCGCACCGAGATCGACGTCTTCACCGCGGCAGGTGCCTGATGGGCGACTTCGACGTTCCCGTCCTCGTGCACATCCCCCGCCACCGCTTCAAGACCCTCAACCGGGAAGCAACCAAGCAGGGCACCGAAGTGGCCACCCTGCTCCGCGCACTCGTCATCAAGGTCATCCCCGAAGCACCCGCCACCCCGACCGCACGAGTGACCCGCGAAGAACGCGACGCCATCATCCGACGCCGCAACAGTGAAGGCGCAACCGACGGGGAGATCGCACGCGAACTCGGCCAGTCACGCGGCGCCATCGGAGCACGCCGCGCACGCATGGGCATCCCCGCCAACCGCGCCGTCGGCGGCCAACCGATCGCGAAGGAGACGGACGCATGAGCAGCATCGAAGCCGGCGACTGGATGGTCGCGAAGTCCAACCCGAACGCGTACCTCGAGGTCCTCGCCGTGTGGACGGAGGATGGCGAAGAGCAGGTCAAGGTCCGCATCGCGGGGCAGGAGCTGCATCGCTCGAAGCGGTATCTCCTTGCGTGCTGGCAGCACATGGAGGACTCATGAGCGGCAGCATCCCGACCGCGGTGAGGAACATCGTCCTGTCACGTGCCGGTGGGAAGTGTGAACGGTGCGGCATGCTGTCCGACCGCCTCGAGCTCCACCACCGGAAGTACCGCAGTCGTGGCGGCAGGCATGTCATGTCGAACATCGTCGCCTTGTGCGGCTGGGGCAATCACACCGGCTGCCACGGATGGGCGCACACCTCTCCGGACGCTCGAGCGCAGGGCTACGCGATCCCGTCGTGGGTGGAGGAGTCCGAGGAAGTCCCGATCCTCGTCCCATCCCCGTCTGGGTCGAAGCGGTGGGTGCTGTTCACGGAGAACGTGAAGCAGGAGTGGGCGCCGGTCCGCACCGAGGAAGCGAAGCAGCGCCTGTTCGACCTCGGGATCACGAAGGTGCCCGCATGAACGGCCGGCAGAAGGCAGCGGTCACGCACCTGCACATGGTTGGCCAGAACATCCACCGGTTCGTGGTTCTCGCACGTGAGCACGGACTCCCCGAAGAGGACATCAAGCAAGCCATCGCCGACGGCGTCGCGATGGCAGAGAAGGAGGTGAAGGCGTGACCAGGCAGCTTCCACGAATCGTCGAGAGACACCCGTCGGCGTATGCCGTGTACTCAACCCGACCGGCGGCGCAGTGCTGGCTCTACGAGGTCTGGGATGACCAGAACCGCCTCGCTTACGTCGGCATCGCAGATGACTTCGACCGTAGATGGCGGCAACACGTCAGCAAGTCCTGGTGGTTGAACGAGATCGAGGTCAAGCAGGTCTACGTCTTCGGATACCGGTCGCGGTCCGAAGCAAAGCAGGTCGAGGCCGCAACCATTCACGACCAGCACCCCGTCTACAACACAGCCCTCGAAACCGGGTCGTACAGGCGATACCGGATCAATCAAGACCGGATCGATGAACTCGGGGATGACTACTGCTCACCAGTCAAGAGGCGCTATTTCGAAGGGGGGGCGTGAAAATGGCGGACGAGTCCCGGCTCTACGCGAAGCTCACTCTTGACTTCGCTGACAGCCACAAGATCGCGCCCCTGTCGGACGCAGCGTTCCGGGCGTACATCCGAATGCTGCTCTGGTCCAGGCGGATGCTGACCGACGGGAAGATCCCCGGCCGTATGGCGCTGTTCTTCGCGAAGCCGAAGGTGCTCGAGGAGTTGTCGACGAACGACCCGGAGAGCCCGTCGCTGCGTCGCGACGGGGACGACTACTTCATCCACGACTTTGCTGAGCACCAGTCGACGAAGGCTGAGATCGAAGCGCAGCGTGAGCGGAATGCTGCCAACGGCCGAAAGGGTGGCCAAGCACGGGCTAAGCGAGTCGCTAGCAAGTCGCTTAGCGAGAACGAAGCGGAAGCCAAGCCATCGTCTGGCGAAAATGTGGCGACTTTCAACACAGAGACAGAGACAGAGACAGAGACAACTCCTTCTGACGAAGGAGTACCGCGCAAGCGCTCCTCACGCATCCCGAAGAACTTCACCATCACGGACGACATGCGGGCCTGGGCCAAGGCTGAAGTTCCGCTCGTGAACGTGGACGCGAAGCTCTCCGAGTTCGTGGACTACTGGGTGGGTGTGCCCGGCCAGAAGGGCGTCAAGGCCGACTGGGTGAGCACGTGGCGTAACGGCATGCGGAAGCAGCAGCAGTTCGCTGAGCGCGACCTCGCCGTACGGCCCGCACGGGTCGACGAGACCGCATGGATGAACGCATGACCGGCACGCAGGTTGAGCGGAACCTCCTCGGAGCGCTGATCCGTGACCCACTGCAGGTCGGTCGGGTGCACGGGATGGTCGGGTCGGTGGACTTCTCGGATGCTCGCCTCGGTGTGGTGTTCGACGGGATCCTCGAGCGGGTCAGTCGCGGTGATGCGATCGACGCGGCGATCGTCGACACGGCCCTCACCGGGTGGGGTGTCCGCGGGTTGGACACGGAGGCGTTCCTGTGGGCTGACCCGTCGGTGTACGCGTTCGCTGCTCCGGAGTACGCGCAGGGCGTCCGGGCGGATGCTGTACGGCGGGAGTCCCGGAACGTGGCGAACACGATGCAGGAGGAGCTCGCTGCCGGCGCCGACCCAATGGATGCTGCGTCGGCTGCGCTGAACCGGCTGCAGACCCTCGTGGATGGTCACAGCACGGGGATGCTGCAGACGAAGACGCTGGCGGAGATCCTGTCCGGGTCTGATGCGTACGACTGGGTGATCCCGGGGCTGCTCGAGCGGAAGGACCGGCTGATCGTGACCGGTCCGGAGGGTTCGGGAAAGACGACGTTCGTCCGCCAGTTGGCTGTTCTCGCGGCTGCTGGCATCCATCCGACGACGTTCGAGCCCATCGCCCCGGTGCGGGTGCTGGTGGTCGATGCGGAGAACACGGAGCGGCAGTGGCGTCGTGCGGTCCGCTGGTCCACGCGGCGGGCCCGTGAGGTGGGTGTGGTGGATCCGGCGTTGGCGATCAACATCGTGGCCGGGAACCGGATCGACATCACGCGCGGGTCGCACCTGTCGGAGATTCACCGCCTCATCGACCGGCACAAGCCCGACGTGCTGTTCATCGGCCCGCTGTACAAGCTTGTGCCGAAGGCGATCAACAACGACGACGACGCGGCACCGCTGATCGTCGGCCTCGACTCGTTGCGGGAGCGGAACATCGCCCTCGTCATGGAAGCGCACGCCGGGAAGTCGACGGGCGCGTCCGGTGAACGTGACCTCCGGCCTCGAGGTTCCGCGGCGCTCCTCGGCTGGCCGGAGTTCGGGTTCGGTCTGCGCCCCGACCCGGACAACACCGGCGAAGGGCACGTTGTCGCCGTCTCCCGGTGGCGTGGCGACCGTGACGAACGCGGCTGGCCTCGACGCATGGTTCGCGGCTCCTCGTGGCCGTGGGAGCCGATCACGTGACCTCACCAGACCAACAACCAGACACCACCCGAAAGGAACTACCCATGACCACGCAGCAGACCGTCCGTGTCTACTCGAAGCCCGCGTGCGTGCAGTGCCGCATGACGGAGAAGTGGCTGACGGAGCACAAGGTGCCGTACATCCACGATTCCGCTGAGGACGACGGTGTGATCGCCGCGGCCCGTGAGCTCGGGATCAGTGCGGCGCCGATCGTCGTCGTGCAGACCCCCGACCCGACCAGCCCGTCCGGGTTCGTCGACGAGGTGTTCGGCGGCTTCCGCCCCGATCTCCTGCAGAAGCACATCAACACCGAGGAGTTCGCAGCATGACGCTCAACACCAGAGTCCGATTCAAGAATCCTGTGAACGCACGAGCACTGCACGACTGGGCGAACCAGGACCTGTTGAAGGCCAAGGACCCCGATCTCGACGTACGGGAGAAGAGCATCGTCAATGCTCCGGGGCAGGGCTTCGCCGCGTGGCTGATCACCGAGCACAACCTCGGTCGCCCTTTCGAGTTTGAGTCGTCTCTGCCGCTCGATTCGGACTTCTGGAACGAGTTCCCAGATGAGCTGGGCAATGAGCGCGCGCAGTTTGAGGCCGAGCCCGTCGGGTACGTCGACCTCACGTTCGATACGTCCTACGGATTCCGGGATGACCACGGCCGCGGCTGCTCGGAACTGCACGCTGGCTACGTCGTCCGCGTCGCCGCACACGCTGCAGAACTCGGCGTCGGCATCGCGTGGAACAACGAGTTCACCGGCGAATGGCACGACGGCATCGAAGGTCTCGACCAGTTCGCAGACAACGGCAAGGACGCGCAGGACTGGTTCCGCAATGTGGCAGCACCCGCAGTCGCCGCACACATCAACGCCGAGGAGGCATCCGCATGAGCAACGCAACGATGACCGTCGAGGGCTGGGCCGTTGAGCCCCGCCAGAACCAGACGCAGACCGGGAAGAAGGTGCTGTCGATCCGGGTGGCGCACTCCTGGTCGAAGAAGCAGGAAGGTGGCGGCTACGAGACCATTGGCGGCACCACGTGGGCGGAGGCGACGTTCTGGGATCAGGACGCCGAGTACTACGCCCGCCGTGTGCAGAAGGGCACGTACGTGACCATCACCGGTGACCCGGAGGTGCAGGTCTACGAGGGCAAGAACGGTGCCGGCGCGACGGTGGTCCTCCGCAACCCGACGATCGGGATCGACGACCGCCGGTCGAAGACGGGCCAGCAGGGCGGACAGCAGCCGAGCTCACAGCAGTCGAACGACGTCTGGTCGGCCCCGTCCGACGGCTACAACGACGAGACCCCGTTCTGATGGGGCGCGCACGTACGCGGGAGAACTTCCCCCGCATGAAGATCCGCGGCGGCCGTCGCCGTCGTGAAGCCGAGATCGTGCGGGCATGGCGCGCGGTCAATGCAATCGACTTCGCCGCACTCGGCCGCGCTTTCGAGAACGTCGGCCGCGCCGCAGTTGCGATGGTCGAGGCGGTCACCGCTGCTGCGGGACGAATGGTCCGCACGTTCCGCGCCGCATGGTGGGTCGCGAACCGTAACGTCGGCATCCGATGGATCGCCACTCATCAGCTTCCGGCTCACCCTTCGCCTTGGGCTGCACCGATCGTGGCGGGTACGCGGATTGGCGGCGTCGGATGACTGATCTCCTCGATATGGTGGACGTTCTCACGAAGCCGTCCACGGAGCACATCACGCAGACGGAACGGAGCACCACATGACTGATCTGGTGTGCATCACGAACACGATGTCGGACGTGCGTCCCTGCACAGTGCAGGACGAGCACGTGGATGACTGTGACGGCAATGAGTACCGGTGGGTGGACCACTTCGGGCAGTGGCTGTCCACGGGGTTCATGTGCCGCGGGTGCAAGCCTCGCCCTGCGGTGCAGGGGCTGCTCTGCGGTGGCTGCTACGGCCGGGTGTCGCATGCTGCGAAGGAGTGGCCGGACCTGTCGGTGGTGTTGTGGCAGTTCGACCGCCTCGTGCAGCAGGACGGTGGCGTTAGCGGGCATGAGTCGTCGGTGCCGATCTCCGCGACGAAGCTCGCGATCGATGAGGTCACGTCGCACATGAAGCACTTCACGGGCAACGTGGACGTGTGGATCGCCACGGAGGCGGGTGCTGCTGAGGCGGTCCGGTTCGCTGCATCCGTCAACCGGGCGTTGAGGACGTTCCCGACGGAGGAACCGGCGCACATGGTGCAGGTGTTGCGCTGCCCCGAGTGCGAGCTCCGGTCGTTGCTGTGGCATCCGCCGGCGATGGCGACTGCGAACGTCCGGATCGAGTGCCGGAACCCGAAGTGCTCGTACGACGTTGACCAGGACGCGTTCGAGAACATGTCTGAACGGGTGCCGAATATGCCGTAATTGACGTGTTTCGTGGCATAATTGACGTAGCCCCGGATGGTGGTCCAACACCGTCCGGGGCTACTCACACACCAACTTGACTTCACCAAGAAGGAGGCTGCGATGCAGTCTACGGACATCAACACGGAGGCCGACAGGCCCAAGGACGCCCTCACCCCGCAGCAGATGCGGGACCTAGCAGATGAGGTACGGCGAGAACTGACAGGCGTAATCCTGGCTGCGGAGAACGAGTACGGTTTCGACCCCAGCCATCCGGAACAGGCGCTACTTGATGTCTCGGTGGCCGCTCTCCGCACCGCCGCCGACCAACTCGACGCGGTGCCCACCCGTGAGCAGGTGCTTGACGCGATCACGTACGGCAACCCGTACTCAACATGCGATTTCGAGGAAGAAATCGCCGACCGGATCATGGCCATCCTCACCGCCGACACCGCACCCCAGGTATCGGTTCAGTACAACGGGCACAACGGTCTGGCTGTGTTCGCTGACGCAACGCGACGACTGAACGAGGGCAAGCGATGACTGACCCGGTGGACACGGACGCGCTGCGAGATAAGTCAAACTGGCTAGGTCATCTCGACCAAGAGTTTGGCGAGCAGGTCGCTGCCGCCGCTGACGAGGTGGACCGCCAAAGGGACCGGCTGCATCATGTTGAGAACTGGGCTCTGCCTGAAGCAATTCGGACGTGGAGGAAGCAGCGATCGGAAGCTGCCCGCCTGCGAGTCGTGATCGAGAATGCCCCGCACGCCGGAGACTGTGGGTTAAACGAAACTGGATACAACAATCAGCCAATCGGCCTCCCATGCACCTGCTGGAAGGCGGACGCGCTGTGAGTGACTACGTGACCATCAAGCAAGCGGCGGTCCTCGCGAACCGTGCCCCACGGAAAATCTACGAGTGGGTCCAGAACGGACGCCTCCCGGCCCGAAAGGACGAGCACGGCGTCCTTGTCGTCAGAGGCGTAGACGTCCTCCGAGCTGAGAGCACCGTCAAGCGGGGCAGGCCCAGAGGAACCGTGACACGCCGAGCCGACATGCTTGACTCAATTCGGCAATCCCGGCATAGTGATTAGTGAGGATCAAGAAGTCTGTTCAGACACACGGTCACGGATGAAGCCCCAGCCACACGGTTGGGGCTTCTCCCATTTGACGCCCTGGGATGGGCTGTCGGAGCCACTTCGGGTTGGCTCCGGCGACATGGTGGTAGTCCACCCGCGGCGAGCAGTCCGCGACAACAACATGCACCGCCTTCGAGTGGGCCGGGTACGTGTCAGCGGCTGAGCAAGTCGCATCAGCCACGTGACGGCCCACTCGTCGTGCTCCCACACTTCCTCGTGCCAGCCGACACGCATCAGCACCGCACCTAGCCGCCGATCCCGCACCTCGCTCTGGGACCGGCCGCACAGCGAACCTAACGATCGCGGCGCGAGCACGAGGACCCTTCAAGACCGTGACCCTGAGTAACCCGCTGTGGCGCGCGGAACTCAGCCGTGAGCGGTCGACTACTTGACGTACATGGCACACATGGAGGCGATATGGCTGGGCCTGGCTACTTCGATGTCCTCCCCGAACGCACGCGTCTCCGCGGTGAGTACGGCGACTACCGGCCGTGCGACGAGAGCGGGCCGTACGCAACCCGCTGCACGCTTCCGCCCATGCATGACTACGCGCACTACGACGGCAGCGACGACTCCTCGTGGACTGACCGATGGCGTGACGAGGGGCCTGACGACGAGGACGAGGACGATGCCTGAGCCCATCAAGGAGACCGTCTTCACCGTCGCCCGTGGCGGGAAAGCGATCAGCTCGTACGTCGTCGACCAGTCGGAAGCCGTCAACGAACTCCACCGCATCGAGTCGAACATGCGGGCGGCGATGCTCGAACCCGACGTGACCCTCGCCACGGTCGTGAAGACCACCACGTACGGCGACCCGGAACCGGTGAAAGCATGAGCGAGTTCTGGGCTGGCGTGCTGGTGCTCCCCGTCGCGGCGGTCGTCGGCGGTCTCGGCTTCTGGCTGCTCGTTGGTGCCCGACGCGCCTGGGTGAAGACCCACGAAGCGCTCCTGTTCCAACGGGTGAAGCTCGCAAAGGACCGGATCAACCCGTTCGGCCCGAAGCCTGTCGGCCCCACCTACGAGAAGGCAGCGAACCGCCTGCGCGACGCACTGCTCGAGACTCCGAAGCTCATCGCGTTCGGCGGCCTCGGGTGGCGCATCTTCGTCGTGCGGGACTCGAAGGCGGCCGACGATGACCGCGGGTGACCTCAGCCTCGGCGAGTACCGCAGCGCCAAGCTGAACCTCCTCGCCGGCATCGAAGCCCAACTCACCCTCATCGCCCAGAACACTTCACACGCCGACTTCACCTTCACCACCGAACAAGTTGAAGCGGCATGGGAAGCGCGCGGCCTCCGCATGTACAGCGACGAAGTCGTGGAGACACTCCGCGACCTCGGCATCACCGTCGACTGACGGACAGCACGATCGGCTCACCACCGAAGCAGTTCCGCACGGATCAGGGAGAACCGCATGAAGACTCGTGGTGACGACGTCAAGGCGACACAAGCGATGGCACTCGCAGCGAACGCCCGCGGCATGGTCCTCGCCCGAGACCCAAGGTTCACCGACCTGTCCGCACTCGTCGCCCAGGTGCTGCAGTCCCTCGCCGCAACGACAGCAACCCAGCAGGTGCAGGCCGACGCTCTCGCCGCCGTATCCACCAACCTGGGCACCGTCACCACCGCCCTCAGCCAGAACACGTCCGCTGACGCGAACACTCGCGCTCAGCTGACCGCCGCCCAAAGCGACATCGCTGCTGCGCAGTCCCAGATCGTGGACGCGCAGCAGCAGATCAGCACGTTGACGGCCGACGTCACCCAGCTTGGGCAGACACTCACCACGGCAACGTCGCAGCTCGCAGCGGAAGATGTCGAGCTCGCGGCACGCATCGCCGCCGCTGAGCAGGCTCTCGCCAACGAAGCGACCATCCGCGCAGCAGCTGACGCCGCGGAGGCGAAAGCACGTGCAGACGCGGACGCTGCAGAGGCACGTGCCCGAGCAGACGCCGACACCGCGAACGCGGCTCTCGCAGCAGCGGCAGACAAGGCCGAAGCCGACGCGCGGAAGGCAGCCGACACCACGGAACAGGCAGCACGCGCAGCCGCTGACACGGCCCTCGCAGCACGAGTCGCAGCTCTCGAGAACCACATGACGGCCGTCACGTCCGGACGGAAGTCGCAGACCGTCGTGTCGCTCGGAGCCGGCGCCACGGTCGACGTGCCCGTCGTGTTCGACGCTGCAGCCCCTGATGGGACGTACACGCCCCTGGCAGTCCTCAGCAGTGACGCGTTCACGCCAGCCGGGTTCAAGAACCAGACCAAGGACGGAGTCACCGTCACCCTCCGAGCGAAAGCCGCGGTCACCCTGTCCGTGTCGGTCCTCGTCACCGTCGTCGCGCTGAAGCTGTAGGGGGCAACCGTGAGCATGGGACGCCGACAGCGGAAGACCGGCGCCGAATGGGACGCGTACAGCCGTTGGGGACGCAAGTACCTCTGCTACCTGCAGCGAGCAGGCGCGCGGTCCAGCATCAAGCGGATGAGCCGCCGCCGCGAACGACACGAAGCACGTCATGCGATCCGCGAGTCAGCCTCCTGACGACATCAGCAGCCACCGAGTGCGCAGCAACCGATGGCCCAAACCGTCGACACCGCAGCCATCACAAGCGCTGACAGAGGCCGTCAACGAGGTGTACGAAGCGTTGGAGGACCGAGGGTGACGACGAAGTACGTGTACCTGATCCCCCGCGATGAGCTCATGCCCACCGATGAATGGTGCGAGAAGCACCTGCGGTCGAAGACAGCGCTAGCCCTCACCTCCATCAGTGACGACGGTGTCGGCGACGCGGGGCGGGTCGCCTTCTGTGACCGATGCCTGGACGAGCAGAGCTGATGTCGGTTGACAACGGCCTCACAGTCCCTGCCTGGTCAGGGCGCCGCGCACAAGCCGCCCTCGAACAGGTACGCACCGACCACCGACCGGGTGGACCCAAGGCCACCGACCGGCAGCGAGGCACGCCCTGCTGCATCTGCGGCATGGACATCCCGTACGACTCACGCGGCAAGGGCGACAGCCTCACCGTGCAGCACACCAAGAGCCGACGTGACTACCCACACCTCACCTGGGACGCACGCTTCTGGGCCCCTGCCCACGCCTCATGCAACTACGCAGCCGGCGCCGACAGTGGGCTGACACAGCTCGGACTCACCAGCATCTGACGGAGGTACCCATGAGCACGCTCACCGACGCTCTGGACCATGCACACCACGGACGACGAGTCATCTGGCTCGGCATCCACCTCACCCACGCAAGCGTCAGCGCACGGGACGCCGCACAGCAAGCGCTCGAACGGTACCGAGACGACGTCGAGAAGGTGGTCCGCGTCAACGGGCGACAGTCGATCACGTTCCGATCAGGTGGGACCATCCACTTCATGTCGGTGTCAGCACCGAACAGCCTCCGAGGACACCGTGCAGACGTGGTGTACCTGCCCCACTGGCACTACACGCAAGACGCGGACTTCATGCGAGACGTCGTGCACCCGGTACTCGCAACCACAGAGGACCCACGAGTCGGGGTAGTCGCATGACACCCCGGGGGTACCAGAAAATCCAAGCCTGAAACGGTTCAGGACGACGCCGCCGGTGGTGTCCTCTCCCCCCGAAGTTCTGGGAGGGGGTCGCGCTGATGAGAGGGAGGGCTGCTGATGGCGACTGTGAACCTCGTCGAGGCGACGGAAGCAGCGTTCAAGGCGGCCACGCACCTGACTGCGGCTGATGCGGGTGCGAAGGCTGCCCTGCTGGCTCTCGCTCGGAAGATCGACGCGTGGGACGTGATCGTGGACTGGGCGTTCGAGGATGCGTCGGAGGACGAGTCGCGTCCGAAGGTCCCGGCTAACGACAACGTGTCGATCAGCGCGTACCTGAAGGGCTGCGATCAGCTCGGGTTGACGCCGGCTGGTCGTGCGGCGTTGGCGAAGGGTGCTGCTGGGGCTGCCCCGAAGGCGTCTTCGAAGATGGCGACGCTCACTGCGCTGCAGGGCGGCAAGTCGGCGTAGAGCTCGGAGGTGGTCGGTGCGTTACGGACCGGACTTCAAGCGGCCTGACGACTCGATCGAGTCGGAGTGGGTGTTCGAGGGTGTCGAGAAGCTGGATCCGCGGATGCGGTTCGGCGAGCCGGTGCCGCGGATCTTCACTCCGCCGCTGCGGGAGCTGACGCCGGAGACATCGTGGGGCTTCTCGGTGATCGAGTTCGCTCGTAACGTGCTCGAGATCGAGCTGATGCCGTTCCAGCGCTGGTTGGTCATTCACCTGCTGGAACTGCGGTCGGATGGTTCGCTGCGGTTCCAGACGGCGTTCGTGCTCATCGCCCGCCAGTCGGGGAAGTCGACGCTGTCGCAGGTGTTGGCGCTCTGGTTCATGCTCGTACAGAAGTGGCCGCTGGTTCTTGGCACGGCTCAGGACTTGGCGACTGCGGAGAAGGTGTGGGACGGCGCGGTCGCGCTGATGGAGGACGACGGGGACCTGTCGGAGCTCATCGACAAGGTCGTCCGGGTGAATGGGTCGAAGTCGCTGCGGTTGCGCGGCCGGCTCGAGTACCTGGTGAAGGCTGCGTCCCGATCCGCGGGTCGTGGGCTGTCGGGGAACCTGATCCTCCTCGACGAGCTCCGTGAGCAGCGCAACTGGGAAGCCTGGGGCGCGCTCACGAAGACGACGCAGGCGCAGAAGGATCTTCTGGTCCTGGGCCTGTCGAACGCGGGTGACATCTCGTCGGTGGTGCTTCGGCACTTCCGGTTGAAGGCGCACGCGGCGCTCGGTGACCCGGACGGCATCGGCCTCGACGACTACATGCCCGACTCGGCGCCGACGGTCCTCGACACTGACGGTGAGGACGAGTTCGACGACCCGGACGAGCTGACCCCGGACAGTGCGTCGGTGTTCCTCGCTGAGTGGTCGGCGACTCCGAACCTGCCGGTCACGGACCGTGTCGGTTGGGCGCAGGCGAACCCCGCTCTGGGTCACCGAATCCGGATCCGGAAACTGATCGAGGACTCGCAGAACGACCCCGAGTGGGTGTTCCGCACCGAGGTTCTCTGCCAGTGGCCGGACACAGCACTCGCGGGTCCGTTCCCTGCAGGGTCGTGGGAGCTCGGCCGCAACGTGCCGGGTGAACGTCCCGATGGGTCGAAGTACCTCATCGACGACGACAAGATCGTCGGCCCGTTCGACGTGTGCATCGATCAGTCCTCGGACCGGTCGATGTACTCGATCACCGCGGTCGGGAAGCGTCGAGATGGCAAGGACCAGGCGGAGCTGATCGCGTACCGATCGGGCAACGACTGGATCAAGGACTTCCTGACGTCCGATGAGCGGTGCGCGGGCCGCGTGCGGCGCATCACGGGGCAGACGCGTGGCGCTCCGGTGTCGTCGTTCATGGCGGCGCTGCTCGAGGCGTACGAGGCTCCCACGGATCCGTTCCGCATCGAGACGGTGCCGTGGTTGGGTGCTGATCTCCTGATCGCGCACCAGCTGTTGTACGACGCCGTTTCGGACGGTTCGGTGCGGCACAACATGCAGCCGCAGCTCGACGTCGCGGCCGGCACTGCAGCTACGAAGCAGCTGACTGGTGGGTTCGTCATCGATCGGGACTCGTCCCCTGCTGACGCTGCTCCGCTCGTCGCGATGTGCGGCGCGTTGTGGCTCGCGAGGAAGCGGTCCGCTGAGCCTGCTCCTGCTCCTCCTCCTCCGAAAGCGGTCCGTTCCGCTGATTCCGTACCCGGCTCTGGGACGCTCACCAGCCACATCCGCAGCGTCGGGTTCTGACGAAGGGAACACACATGCCCGAGATGGGACCTGTGCCGAAGGGCGAGAAGGGGTACCAGAACGAGGCCAGCGGTTTCGGTGCGGGCTGGTGGAACGCACTCGACGTGAACGAAGAGACGCCGGAGCTGCAGTGGCCGGCGAACATCGGCACGTACGACAAGATGCGCCGGCAGGATGCGCAGGTCATCCAGGTGCTTCGCGCGGTGCAGCTGCCGATCCGGCGGACGCAGTGGCGCATCGACCCGAACGGCGCTGACGAGAAGGTCGTCGAGCACGTCGCGAACGACCTGGGTCTGCCGGTGCAGGGTCAGCCGAAGCGGACGATCACGCGGATGCGGAACCGGTTCGACTGGAACCAGCACCTCCGCCTGGCGTTGACGTCGCAGGTGTTCGGGCACTCGTTCTTCGAGCAGGTGTACGACGTCCGTGACGGGCGGGCGCACCTGTCGAAGTTGGGGTGGCGTCCTCCGCGGACGATCACGAAGGTGGACGTCGCCGCGGACGGTGGGCTCGTCGCGATTCATCAGGGTGGTGTCTCGGGCGGAAGCGCGGACATCAAGATCCCGACGGATCGTCTGGTCGCGTACGTGAACGACCGTGAGGGCGGCAACTGGTTGGGCCAGTCGCTGCTGCGGCCGGCGTACAAGTTCTGGCTGTTGAAGGATCTTCTCCTGCGGGTGCAGGCGCAGTCGATCGACCGGAACGGTATGGGGTTCCCCGTGTACGAGTCCGCGCCTGTGGACAGCGCGGTGCAGGGCGAGGAGCGCACTGCCCGGGAGCAGCTGCAGATCGACCAGGGGCAGGAGATCGCCTCTGGGATGCGTGCGGGTGAGAACTCGGGCGCATCTATCCCGAACGGTGCAGGTCTGAAGCTCCTCGGGGTGGAGGGCACGCTGCCGGACGCGACAGTGCCGATCAAGTACTACGACGAGCAGATCGGGAAAGCGGTCCTCGCGAACTTCCTCAGCCTCGGCGGGGACCAGTCGACGGGCTCGTACGCGCTCGGTGACACGTTCCAGGACTTCTTCACCCTGTCGCTACAGACCGTGGCCCTCGACATCGCGAACACCACGACGCAGCACGTCATCGAGGACATCGTCGACCTGAACTACGGCACCGATGTGCAGGCCCCTCGGCTCGTTTTCGACGAGATCGGTTCGAAGCATCCGGTGACGGCTCAGGCGATCTACCAGCTGGTGCAGGTCGGCGCGCTCGTCATGGACGAGCCGCTCGAGGAGTACCTGCGGACGACGTACAACCTGCCCCCGATCGATCCGACCACTCGCCGGCAGGTTCCGACGACGACGAACGCGCCTGAGGAGGCTGCATGAACGCCAACGAGCGTCAGTCGAACAGGTACTGGGGCAGCGCCCCGATGCCGAAGGCGAAGACGGAGTTCTTCAACGCGGTCACGACGCCGGCACCTACGGGTGACGGATCGGTCGCGACGATCCGCATGTACGGCCCGATCGACAGCTGGGGTGGCTTCTGGGGCATCTCGACGAAGGACATGGGGCAGGTTCTCGATGCCCTTCCCGAGTCAGTGTCGCGGATCATCCTCCGCATCAACTCACCCGGCGGTGAGGTGTTCGAGGGTGTATCCATCCTCAACATGCTCCGCGCCCACAAGGCGTCGGTGACGGCAGTCGTGGATGGGCTCGCCGCTTCGGCAGCGTCGGTCATCGCCGCTGGCGCCGATGACACGGTGATGTCGCCCGGAACGCAGATGATGATCCACTCTCCGTGGATCTTCGCGATGGGGAACGCGGTCGACTTGCGGAAGCAGGCGGACGTGCTCGACACGATCGAGTCGTCGCTGGTCGAGATCTACACGGCGAAGGCTGGCGAGCAGGACTGGACGTCGCTGCTGGCTGACGACACGTGGCTGAACGCTGCAGACGCTGTCGAGCTCGGTCTCGCGGACCGCATCGCTGTGGTTCCGGACGCCGGCGAGACGGAGACGGTCGGCGAGGCCGACGAGGTCATCGTCATCCTCGACGAGGACGCGGAGGACGCTGCGGCGTCGCTGATCGTCCGAGTCAACGCGCGGGCGACCGCGCGCCAGAAGCTCCCGAGCTCGTCCGAGCCGGGTCACCCCAACCGAAAGGAGGACGCCGTGAACAACGACGCCCTGAAGGCTGGAATGCGTGAGCGGCTCGGCGTGACCGACGCCTCCGCGTCGGTGGAGCAGCTCCTCGCTGCCCTCGACGAGGCGCTCACCGAGTCGGCCGAACCCACCCCCGCACCGATCCCGGAAGGCACCACCCTCGTGGAGAACAGCGTCCTCGAAGAGCTCCGCGCCGATGCTGTCGCCGGCCGTGAGGCCCGCGATGAGCAGATCGCGGCCCGTCGTGAGCAGAAGGTCCAGAACGCCATCGAGGAGGGCAAGATCGCCCCGGCTCGTGCCGACCACTGGCGTGACGCGCTGAAGGCTGACGAGGAGGGTGCTTCGGCGCTCCTCGACAGCCTCGCTGCCGGTCTCGTCGTCCCCACCGCCGCACTCGGCGTCACGGGCGGCGTCGACGAGTCGTCCGACGAGGACGTCGTCTTCTCGAAGATCTACCCCTCGAAGGAGTCCTGATCATGGCCCAGTACCTCCCGATCCACCGTCCGGGTGACACCGTCACCTTCGACGTGACGACCGCCGTGACCGGTGGAACCCCCGTCGAGGTCGGCACCGCTGACCGTTCCGTCGCACCTGCTGCCGCCGGTTCCGCGAAGTACGTCGGGGTCGCCGGCCACGACGCGGCCGTCGGAGACAAGGTCACCGTCGAGGTGGCCAAGGTCATCCACGAGCTCAAGGCGGTCGGCGCGGTAACCCGCGGTGCCCGCGTCGAGATCGCTGCTGGGGGCGTCCGCACCCTGGCATCTGGCACCGCCGTCGGCGTCGCCCTCACGTCCGCTGCTGACGGTGCTCCCGTCCAGGTGCTCCAGGTCTAGGAAGGACCCCTCAGATGAAGACCTACCCCTTCACCCCGAGCCAGCTGGCCGCGGCATCCGCCACGGACCTCCTGGCGTTCATCAAGTCCCCGACGCTCGTCGCTCGTCGTCTCGGTGAGATCCTGACTGCGCAGCAGTTCCTGGGTCTGTTCCTCCTCTCGGGTCGGTACACGATCCAGGGTGGCGCTCTCGCCGTTCCGACGAACGAGAAGTTCCGCACGCAGCGTTCCGCCGAGACCGTCGCGCCCGGCGCCGAGTACAAGCTCACGCCGCTCTCCAACGAGCAGTACGAGGTCTACACGTCGCAGAAGCAGGGCATCGCGACGGAGGTCACGGACGAGGAAGTCGGCCGCAGCCTTCGTCAGCCCATCGACGACGCGCTGACGTTCCTGCAGACCGAGCTCGTGTTCGACAGCAACGACCTCGCGCTCGGCGTGATCCAGTCGTCGATCACGAACACCGTCGCCGCTGGGTCCACCTGGACCACGGGCAAGCAGATCCTGAAGGACGCCCTGCGCGTCCAGGCTGCAGCTCGTCGCCAGAAGCGCGGCTTCGCGGTCGACACCGTCGTCCTGAACGGCGAGCAGTACGCGGAGGTCATCCCCGAGCTCCTCGACGTGCTCCCGGACAACGACGACACCGCCCGCAGCGGTGACTTCCCGACGATCGCCGGCCTCACCTGGGTGTCGTCCGACGACGACGGGTTCACCAACCCGCTGTTCCTCGACCGCCGTCGCCTCGGCGGCATCGCCCGTGAGCAGATCCCGTCGCCGGATTACCGCCAGGTCGGCGGCGACACCGGCGTCGAGATCGCGACCATCCGTGAGCCGAAGTCGGACAAGACCCGACTGCAGGCCCGCAACGTTCACGTGCCCGTCGTGACGAACCCGGACGCTGGGTTCTTCCTCACCGGGACGGGGGCCTGAGCATGACGGAGTACATCGCATCGGTCCCTGCCGTGAAGGTCGCTATCGGCGCCGTCGACGGCAACAAGGTCGCGCACATCGTCCGGCTCGGTTCGCCCGTGCCGGAGGGTGTCGGCCAGGAGCAGCTGGACTCGCTCGTCCGCCGCGGTCTGATCAAGGCCGTCGAACCGGTCGTCGAGGTCAAGCAGAAGCCGGCTCGCTCCACGAGCACGGTTCAGTAGTGGGAGGGGCCGCGCATGGCTGACGAGACCGCATGGGCTCAGCCCAGTGACATCGCCGCCGTGTGGCGGCCCCTCACCACCGCAGAGGAGACACGCGCTGAAGGGCTCATCGAGACCGTTTCGCGTGCGATCCGCCGTGAGTGGCCCGACGTGGAGGCCCGCCTCGCCGCTGGGACGCTCAGCGCGGACGACGTCACGGACGTGATCGTGTGGACGGTCCTCCCGATACTCGCTCCCGGTGTCGCGATCCCGTTGAACGCGAAGTCGTACCAGGAGACCTCAGGTTCTGAGTCCCGGTCGATCACGTTCTCGGACGCGTCGGGGACGCAGTTCCTCGAGTTCCTCCCGTGGATGGTCCGTGTTTTCGAGGGCGGCGCGAACGGGGCGAAGCCGGCCACGGCGCTCCCCCGCTTCAGTTCCCCACGGTCGCAGGTGAACCGGGCGTTCCCGTACCTGTCGGGTTGGGAGCGCTGATGCACTCCGAGACTGTGACGATCATCCGGACCACTGAGGGTGAACCCGACGAAGACGGCGTCCCCACGAAGACCACGCTCGAGCAGGACATCGAACGCTGCACGGTCGATCCGACCGGCACGAAAGAGTCCGTCGGGCAGAACGACATCGTCACCGGCCGGTGGCTGGTGTCCACCGAAGACCCGCAGGACTGGGTGCACGCCGCCGACACCGTCGTCTGGCGCGGATCCACCTACGAGGTCGACGGGCAACCCCAGACGTACTGGGGCGTGCTCCCGCACACGGAGTTCGTGATCACCGAGACGAAGGGCTGACGGATGTCGGACAAGATCAGCGTGAACGGCAACGAGTACCGGTTCGAGGACGCGGTGCGTCTGGGGCTGGTGGAGCCGAAGCACACGCCTGCGGTGGAGACGGTTCCGTCGGAGGTGTGGACGGTCTCGGAGATCGACGCGTGGGCTGACAGGCGCGGCATCGACCTGTCGGGGGCGAAGACGAAGCCGGAGAAACTGGCGGTCATCGCGGACTTCGAGTACGCGGCACCGCCGGTGGCCTGATGAGCGGGCGGGAACTCGATCCGGACGGGACCGACAGCTACCACCCGCAGCACCCGTGGGAGCAGACAGCGCACCCCCAGTACCTGCAGCCCTCCGATCGAACGCGGCTGAACTGGCCGCCGGTTCCCGCAACCCCCGCTGGCCCGCACGAGGCGCGTCAGTGGGAGACGCTGCCTGGTAGTCCGCGGCTCGCCAGACACCGGTCGGAGTCGTGATGCCGAAGGTCGTCATAGGCCGGGGGATCATCGATCAGGCGGTCCGGAACCCTGCGGTGCGGAAGGCGATGCGGGACAAAGCGGACCGGATCCTGCCGCGCGCGCAACGGCTGGCGTACTCGGCTGGTGCGAAGCAGTTCGGTGACTCTCTCCGTGTGGAGGAGGGCACTCGTCCTGGCACGAAGGCGAACGGCGGGTACAAGCGTCCGTTCGCTCGTGTGATCGCGACGTCTGCTGACGCGACCGCGGTGGAGCACGGCGACGTGGGTGTGTCGAAGCAGGCGATCCTGCGGAGAGCGATGGGCGCATGAACGTGTACGGGGTGTGGCCCAACGTCGAGAAGGTGCTCCTCGCCTACTTGAAGCAGGAGACGGGCGCTACGACGTACACGGAGACCCCGTCGAACCTCGAGACCGTGGCGCCGTGCATCGTCGTGGAGCGGATCCCTGGCGGGTTCGGCCGCGACTACGAGAAGACGTTCCACGTCGACCTGACGGTGTTCGCGAAGACCCGCGGCGGCGTGTGGGACCTCGTGCAGAAAGTCGAAGTCGCGATGGTCCTCTGCAACCTGTTCGACCAGGTCCGCGAGTCCGACTCGTTCGGGAACGTCGCGTACTCGAACACGGCGCTGCGTCGCGCTGTCGGCACGTACGAGCTCGACGCGCGCCCCCAATAGGCCGCTCACCAACACTCATCATCCATTCAGCCGTCCGCACGTCGGGCGGCTTTGTCGTTCAAGGAGAACGCATGCCTGACGTGGTCGACCAGATGGTCAACGACAACCGCAACATCCACAAGTGGCGCAGGGTCATCCTCGCCATCGCGGACTACTCCGCCGACGTCCCCGAGGCGTTCTTCGGTACCGATGGGAAGCCGATCGCGCTCCCCACCGGGTACAAGAACATGGGGTTCATCACGACCGACGGCATCTCGCACTCGTACGACCTGTCGGTCGACGAGACGAACATGCTGCAGGACCTCGAGCCGGTCCGGTCCGACAACACGTCGAAGTCGCACACCTTCCAGGTGGCGTTCGGTGAGACGAACGGGTGGACCAAGGCGCTGGCCTACGGCAAGCCCGTGTCGGAGTGGCCGTCGGACAAGAACGCGGCGTGGATCTTCGACGAGGACCCCGACTCCGGTGACGCCTACTACCGGGCGATCACGCTCGCGCAGGACGGCGTCGGTGACGGAGCTGTGTACCGCGTCGAGGCGGCGTACCGGATCAAGGTCACCGACATGGACGACCGAGCGATCAACAACTCCGACGTCGAGGAAGTGAACCGGACGTTCACGATCTACCGCGACCCGGTGATCGGGAAGTCGTACACGGAGGCGCAGACCGCCGCGACCGGGGTCGTCGTCTCCGGCGGCTGACCCTTCCCCCCAAGACCAGGTGGCGGCGTCGTTTGGTGAGCTGCGCCGCCGCCACCTGTTACCCCTGCACACGAGCTCACCAAGCTCACTAGGAGACCAGCATGACCAGCAAGGCTGACAAGAACCGTCGCACCTCGTACACCCTCGCCGCCGCTCGACGGAAGGTTGAGGAGTCCGTCGGTGGCGACACCATCGAGATCTTCGTGGAAGAGGGTGGCGAGGCGTTCTACCTGCCCCACCCGTACTTCTACGACAACGACACCAAGAAGGCGCTGAAGGGCGCCGACGACGAAGACGACTCCGCGCAGGGCCGCATCCTCCTCGGCGACGAGCAGTACGAACGGTTCATCGCTGCCGGCGGGACCGATGAGGGCATCAACCTCGTCATGATCGCGGTCGGTCAGGACCTGAAGGACTCGCAGGGAAACTGACGGGGGTAGACCTCGACGAGTTCGACCTCGAGATCGCGGACCTGCCGGTGACGCACCCCGTCGCTGTGCAGGTCCGCACCGAGGCGATGCTGCAGATGTTCGGGGATCACCTCCGTTCCGGCGATGCAGCGTTGCAGGCCACGTACGGCGGCCGGGATGTGCTGCGTGAGTTCCTCCGCGGCCGCATCTCGGTGTGGCAGTTGCGTGGCCTCGTTGAGGCTCTACCCCCCGATTCGGCGTTCCACCGTGCCGTGCGGGAGAACGACTGGGCGGACGGCGACTGGATCAGCCGCGACACGAACTCGGTGCTGCGCGCCCAGTTGGCGCTGATCGAGGCGTTCCTCGCGGGTGAGAAGCGACCGAAGAAACCCGACTACCTGCCGTCTCCTCTTGATGGGCGTGACGTGCGGGACGCGGCAGAACAGGAACTCGACGAGCGGCAGCTCGTGGAGATGCAGGAAGTCGCCGACGGCTGGTTCGCGAACAACTAGACATTGGAGTGCCTCGTGGCCGGTTCCGCTGTATGGCTCGACGTGCTCCCGTCGATGTCGAAGTTCGCGTCGACGATGACGAAGCAGGCAGGCACCGCGGCGAAAGTTGCGGGCCTGTCTGCTGGCCGTCAGTTCTCCGCTGGTGTCGCGGCTGGCGGTTCTACTTCCGCGGCGAAGACGCTCGTGCAGGAGCTCGAGGTCGCGTCGAAGCGTGCCGCGAAGGTGGTGCAGGCGGAGAAGGTCGCGATCGCGAAGGCGCGTTCGGAGGAGAAGGCTGCCGCTGTCGGTGTGCAGGCGGCTGAGGCTCGTCTCGCTGAGCAGCGGAAGAAGTACGCGGCGTCGTCGTCGCAGGCGTTGAAGGCTGAGCAGCAGCTCACGTCGGCGCGCGGTAAGCAGCAGCTCGCGGGGATGAAGGTCGTCGCGGTTGAGGATCAGCTGAAGGCTGCGTTTAACGAGCAGAAGACGGTCACTGGGCAGTTGTCTGCGGCGCAGGGTCAGGCGTCGAAGCAGTCGGCGTTGATGACGGGACGGTTCTCGAAGCTCGCCGCGGCCGGCGCTCCGCTGTCCTCTGGGCTGGGGAAGGTCGCTGCTGGCGCGAAGAACGTCGCGGCCACGGCTCTGGCAACGCTGAAGCCGCTCGCGGGGATGGCTGCCGGGTTCGGCGCGATCATCGGCGCTGGGCAGGTCATCAAGCTCGGCAACGAGTACACGGCGACGATGAACGAGCTCGGCGCTGTGACGAACACGTCCGGCGCGGAGCTCGCGAAGTTCGGCATCAAGGCCCGTGAGCTCGGCTCCGACCTGACCCTGCCTGCGACGTCCGGCAAGGATGCCGCCGCGGTGATGCTCGAGCTCGCCAAGGGCGGTCTGACCGCCAACGAGGCGATGGACGCCGCGAAGGGCACCATCACTCTCGCCGCTGCGGCGCAGGTCGACGGCGCGCGCGCTGCTGAAATCCAGGCGAACGCGTTGAACCAGTTCGGCCTGAAGGCGAAAGACGCGGCGATGGTCGCCGATGTCCTCGCGAACACCGCGAACGCTGCCGCGGGTGGTGTCGACGACATCGCCCTGTCGATGAAGTACGTCGGCCCCGTCGCTCGGACGATGGGCATCAACCTCGCGGACACCGCTGCGGCTGTCGGCATCCTCGCCAACAACGGCCTGAAGGGCGACACGGCCGGTACTGCCCTCCGTGGGATGCTCGCATCCCTCGCGCGACCGTCGAAGCAGGCGCAGAAGGCCGTCGACGCGCTGAACCTGTCGGTCTTCGACCAGCAGGGCAAGTTCGTTGGCCTCCGCGCCGTCATCGAGTCGCTGTCGGAAGCGCGGCGCACGATGACGCAGGAGGACTTCGCGTCGCAGGCGGTCCTCGCGTTCGGCCGTGAACCCCTCGCCGCTGTGACCTCCCTCGCGGCGTCGGGTGCGCCCGCGTTCGACAAGATGGGCAAGTCCGTCAGCCGCACCGGTGGTGCCGCTGCTGTCGCGCAGTCGAAGATGAAGGGCCTCGGCGGTGCGATGGACAAGCTGCAGTCGCAGCTTGAAGACGTCGCTCTCGGCATCTACCAGACCGTGTCCCCTGCCCTCGAGGCGGCGGTCAACGGGATCGCTGGCAGCTTGAACGGTGCCGGCGACAAGGTGCAGTCGTTCCTGGACATCGCTGGTGGGCTCGGGAAGCTCGCGTTCACGGGGAAGGTGTCCGCGCCGATCTCCGGGATCGACCCCGCGGTCGTGTCGGGTGTGCAGACGGCCCGCACAATCATCATGGGGGCCTTTCGCGACATCTGGGCCTTCACGACGCAGTCGCTGATCCCCTCGTTGAAGAACATCGCCACCGCGGTCGCCCCCGTCGCCGGGCTGATCGCAGGCGTTCTCGTCGTCGCGTTCCGCGCCGCGGCAGCCGCGCTTCGCATCGTCGGCCCGCTGCTCGTCGGGGCTACGGCGTTCCTCAGCGATCACCGAGCGATCCTGGTGGTGGCAGCTGCTGCTGTCGGAGCGCTCGTGGCCGCGTACTGGTCCATGCAGATCGTGCCCGGGATCATCGGCGGCGTCACCGCGGCGCTCACCGTGGGGCGCCGAGTGCAGGAGGGCTTCGCGCTCGCGACGTACGGCTCCGCGACAGCGCTGGAGGCGCAGGGACTTGCCGGCAAGCTCGGAGTCGCCGCGTTCGCAGCTCGGAACGCCGCCATGCGTGTCGGCGCCGCCCTCACCTACACGTGGACGCTCGCCACGAAGGGCGCGACCACTGCGATGTACCTGCAGCGGGGCGCTCAGGTGTCGGCGGCTACAACGACCGGCACCCTGACGGCAGCTCAGTGGGCGTACAACGCTGCGCTGTCGGCCAACCCGATCGGACTCGTGGTCATCGCGATCGTCGCCATCGTCGCGGCGCTCGCCGCACTCGTCGCCGGAGTGGTCTACGCCTACAAGAACTGGACCTGGTTCCGAAACGGCGTGAACGCGGTGTGGACGGCCATCGTGGCGGTCGCGCAGTGGACGTGGAACACAGTTCTGAAGCCGGTGTTCAACGCCATTGGTGCAGCCGTGCGGTTCGTCGGTGCGGTCTTCACCTGGTGGTGGCGCAACGTGACCGTGCCGGTCTTCAACGGCATCGTCGCAGTGATCCGCGGCGCCTGGTCCGGCGTGCTGAGCCCGATCTTCCAGCTCATCGCAGCCATCGTCCGCTACACCGTGGGCGCTGCGTTCTCCTGGCTGTACAACTCGGTCATCAAGCCGGTGTGGACAGGAATCAGCACCGCCGTGTCCTGGGTGTGGAACACCATCCTCAGCCCGATCTTCACCGCGATCGGAACGGTCGTTCGGACAGTGCTCGGGCCCGTGTTCCTGTGGCTGTACCGCAACGCGATCAAGCCTGCTTGGGATGGCATCAAGACCGCCATCAAGACAGTCTGGGACTGGCTGAAGCCCGTCTTCGACAAGCTCGCGAACGTCGCGAAGAACACGATCCCGTCCGCGTTCACCACGATGAAGAACGGCATCGCGAAGGCGTGGGAAGCGGTCAAGACTGCCGCGAAGGCGCCGGTCAAGTTCGTCGTCGAGACCGTCGTGAACAAGGCCCTCATCGGCAACTTCAACAAGGTCGCCGGTTTCTTTGGAACGAAGAAGATCGACCCGATCTCGCTTCCCAAGGGCTTCGCTCGAGGTGGCGTGATCCCTGGCTACCAGGCCGCGAAGCGTGACGATGTGATGACGCCGATGCGTCGCGGTGAGGGTGTCCTCGTCCCCGAGGTGGTGCGTGGTCTCGGCCCATCCACCGTGCACGCGTTGAACGCTGCCGGCAACTCCGGTGGCGCTTCGGCGGTGCGGAAGATGACCGGGTACGCGAAGGGTGGCGTCGTCAAGAAGAGCTCCGGCTCGGATGGCGGCAACGGCAACGGGCTCCTGTCCGGTGCGAAGGCTGCCTGGAACTGGACGAAGGGCGCCGCTGGGAACGCGTGGGACTGGACGAAGAACGCTGCGGAGACCGCAGCGCAGGTCGTCTCGGACCCGATGGGGACCCTCGGCAAGCTCGTGAAGTCCGCCATCGGTGGGATCCCGGGCGCCGGACGCATGGTTGACGTCGCTGGCGGCATGGGCAACAAGCTCCTGTCCGGCGCGGTCTCCGTCCTGAAGAACATGGGCGGCGCTGGCGACGTCGGGAACTTCGGCGGGTCCGGTGCGAACGGACAGCTGCCGAAGTCGGCGCTGTCGAAGGTGTCCGGGTTCACGGGCGGTCCTGGTGTCGGCCCTATCGGCGGGTACCTCCGGAAGGCTGCTGCTCTCGCGTGGGAGGCGATGCAGCGGGCGTTCGGTGGTGGCCTGTCGTTGACGGAGGGGTACCGGGATCTCGCGAACCAGCAGATGCGGTACTCCGCGTACCGGGCTGGCCGCGGGAACCTCGCGGCGACGCCTGGCACGTCGGTTCACGGGTACGGGCTCGCTGCTGACGTTGGTGGCGGCTCGCAGGCGTGGATGCGTGCGAACGGTCCTCGGTTCGGCTGGTACCCGACGGGACTGTCCTTCGCGCAGCGTGAGCCGTGGCACTTCGAGTACAAGGGCGGCAAGGCTGCTGGCGGCATGGCTGCCGGTGGCATTGTCGGCGGGTTGACGCCCACCTTGTACGACAAGGGCGGTGTGCTGCCGCAGGGGCTGTCTCTGGTGCAGAACAACCTCCGCGATCCGGAGGTGGCGCTGCCGATGCAGACGCTGCGGGAGATCGTCTCGACCGAGGGTGGTGGCGGCACCAAGCACTGGGAGCCGCACTTCCACAACGAGGGCCGCGACGTCACGCTCCGTGACTTCATGCAGAAGACGCACGAGATCGAAGTACTGACGGGTGGCCGTTGATCGGAGGCATCTTGTGGCGACACTGATCAGCGGCGGGTCACCGTCGCTCACCATCACCGACATCATCGATGGTGGTGGGCCGGCGGACGAGTTCGTCGACACCCTCGACGGGAACGGCCCCACCGGGCCCGACTTCCCCACCACCCCACCCGTCATCGTGCGGGAAGACACACGCCGGATCTGGCTCGAGTCGATGGACGGGTCCCTCGTGGTCCCGTTGAACGTTGACGTGGACCGGATCCTGAAGGCGGGGGCGACTGGTCTGCAGTTGCCCCCGCTGGACGTGGTGACGATCAAGACTCCCGGCATGCCGGGGTCGTCGTTGCAGGAGGTGAACGTCGACGAGCGGGAAGTGTTCCTGCCGTTGAAGTTCGCCTCCGACACGTCCCATGCGGAGTTCATGGGGAAGCTGACGGAGCTCCGCGGGCTGATCGCCCCGATGTGGGACCTGGTGAACGTGGGCGACACGGGCACCTTCCGCCTCGGGGTGTCGTCCCTGAACGGGGAACGGCTCCTCGACGTCGTCTACAAGGACGGGTGGACGGGCGAGCACGGCGGTTCTGCCGGCGGGACGCGGTTCGAGAACTTCGGGCTGACTCTCCTCGCGGTGGATCCGTTCTTCCACGCCCGGGAGTACACGTCGTTCACGTACGGCATCGCCGACGGGGAAGTGTTCCTCTCCTCCACCGACGACAACGTGTGGCCGCGGTCGATTTCCGCTTCGGTGACGATCGGCAACGGCATGCAGATGGCGGTGCAGGGCGACGTGCCGGCGTGGGTGGAAGTCTTCGTCGATGGTCCCGCGACGATCGCGGAGCTCAGCTTCCCGGGGACGAACATGGTGATGACGTCGTCGGTCGCTGACGGCCAGGAACTGGTGCTGGTCACGGATCCTCGGCGCCGGTCTGCTCGTCTTGGCGGGCAGGTGGCGTGGCCGTACATCTCCCCGACTTCGACGTTCGCTCCGCTCCGGCCGGGGATGAACAGTGTGAACGTGCAGCTCGGTTCGGCTGGGGCGGACACGTCGATGACCGTCCGATGGCTCGAGCGCTGGCTCGCAGCGTTCTGATCTGGGAGGTCGCATGCCGCAGTGGATGATCCAGCCGCGGGACAAGAACCTCCGCCGCTCCTACGACCCCGTGAAGTTCTGGTCCTCGCTGACCGTCGTGGAGCGGCACAACGTCACCGGCACCGACCCGGGCACCTGGTCCGTCACCGCCCGCAACGAGGGCTTGGCGGGGCTGCTGACGCCCGGGAACGGGGTGCTCCTCACCCGTGGTGACCAGCTGGCCATGTCGGGGCCGGTCACGAGCATCCAACGCGGCGCGACCGTGTCGACTGTTTCGGGGGTGTCGGACCTCGATGTCCTCAACGACCGGATCCTGTTCCCCGACCCGTCGTCACCGATCACGTCGCAACCGGCCGCGTACGACAACCGGTCGGGCCCTGCCGAATCGGTGCTCCTCAGCTACGTCCGGTTCAACGCGGGGGACGCCGCTCGAGCGGAACGGCGCGTACCCCGGCTGCGGTTGCCGGCGACGTTGGGGCGTGGACGGAACGTGTCCATCAAGGGCCGACTCGACCTCCTCGGTTCAACCGTCGCGGACATCGCGGAGTCCGGGAAGCTGCACGTCGACATCTTGCAGGGCGAGGACGACGCACCGTTCCTGCAGTTCACGGTGCGGCCGATCACCGACCGGACCGGGAACGTCCGGTTCGGGTCGACGCGGGACTTCACCGGCGGGATCATCGGCGAGGACTGGTCGTACACGCTGACCCGCCCCACCGTCACCGACGCGATCGTCGCGGGCGGAGGGCAGGGACAGCAGCGGCTGTTCGCGGAGCGTGTCTCGACCGCTGCTGAAGCGGTGTGGGGCGCGAAGGTCGAACAGCTCATCGACCAGCGGCAGACGACGGTCGCGTCGGAGCTCGCCGATGCAGGCGACGACGCACTGTCGGACGGGGACTCCCCGGTGTCGGTGTCGTTCACGATCACGGACTCACCGGACGTCCGGTACCGGCGTGACTGGTTCGTCGGCGACAAGGTCGGTGTCTTCATCGACGGGCTCGACTTGTCGAACCTGGTCCGTGAGGTGACGACAACGGTGCAGGCGCAGGACGGTTCTCCGACGGAGACCGTGTCCGCGGTGGTCGGGTCCAGGGACTCGTCGGCGTGGACGACGAAGACGAACACACGTGTGGCGAAGGCGCTGAAGAGCGTCCGGCTGCTGCAGGCGATCTAGAAGGAGACCATCATGACGGAGACCTCGTTCCCGATCGTCGATCAGAAGCTGACGGATGGTGCGTGGGCGCAGACGGTGGGTGCTGTCGGGAACGGCATCCTCGACGACTGGGGTTCCCCGTACGCGATCGTGGTGAACACGAACGACACGGTGCGGATCAAGCGGTCGTCGGTGACCGGGTACGCGCGGGCTGTGGTGAACGGGTTCGGTCACCAGATCGACGCGGACGTGACCCTGTCGGTGCCGGCGGTGTCGTCGCCGACCCGGTACTACGTGGGGCTGCTGTATTCCCCGTCGAACGCTGCACAGCCGGTGAAGCTGGTGGTGCTGAAGGGTGCTGAGGTGCCCCTCGAGACGGGGCAGGAGTTCCTGACGCTGCACCAGTTCAGCCGCGGCGCCGGTCAGACGCTCGCAGCGTCGACCCTGTACTCTCCGCTGCCGTCGATCCGCCCGTCGGTTCAGGTGGACTCGAAGGCGGCGCTCATGGAGATGAGCCCGCTGCTGTTCCTCCGTGGGACGGAGGCGTACTGCGTGGACGTGGACTTCGCGTACCGGTCGTCGGGTACGGCGTCTTCGCCGCAGTGGCGTCGGGCACAGTCGATCGACGCGCTCCCCTCTGCAGACGACAACGTCGACACGGACGTCACACCGGCTGCTGGGCGTGTGCGAATCGCGGGTCAGCAGTTCTACACGGACGCCGACCGGACGGTGCTCATCACCGTCACGGGGACCGCGGTGGGTGCGCATCAGCAGGACGCGTCGGGGGTGCTGTCGGTGGTGTTCAACGACGAGAACGTGCTCCACCCGTCGTCGTGCCGGCTGTCGCGGATCACGTCTGGCGGGATCTTCTTCTCCGTCACGGGCATCGCCCGCACGAAGGGTGGGGCGAACGTGGTCCGTGCGTTCGTCGACACCGACAAGGACTCGGACACGATCCGCACGAAGGGTGTGCAGATCGGCGTCGTCTCGTTCTGACCCACCCACTCATCTTCCAGGCCATCCCGTTCGGGGTGGCCTTTCGTCATGGAAGGGGGCCGTCATGGTCGCCAAGTTCAGCGTGGGGAAGTCCTCGTTCGGGGATCTCCGCGGTGTGGAGCAGTACGTCATGTCGGAGCGGATCGCTCTGCAGGTGCTGTCCACGATCATCGACTTCAACGCGTACCTGCGGTCGAAGGGCCGGTCGGGCACTCTCTCGGTCAACGAGGGCATGCGTTCCCGGCCGCGGCAGTCGTACCTGTGGAACAACCGGTTCGCGCTGGGTGTCGTCGTCGCTCCGCCGTTCACGTCGCGGCATGACGAGGTGCTGCACGGCAACGCGATCGACTTCGGTATCACCATGCCGGACGGGTCGAACCGGGCCCTGTACGACGACGAGTTCACCCGGCTGCACCAGATCGTTGAGGGCCGCGGCGGCACCTGGACCGGACGCTACTTCGACGAGCCGTGGCATCACGAGTTCGCGACCCGTGCTGAAGCGGTTCCCCCGTACCCGGACGCGCGGAAGCGGCTGACCGCGAAGCCGTCCGCAGCAACCAAGCCGCCGGTGAAAGCGCCGGCGCCCGTCAAGCCACCCACTCCGAAAGTCGAGGCAGACATGCTCTACGTCACGTCCAAGAAGACGCAGAAGAAGTACGCGATCGGTGAGCTGTCGTTCACCGCCGTGTCGTCGTCCCGTGCGATCACGTACTCCAACGCAATCCCCGGCGACACCAGCCTGTTCCAGGAGCTCTCTTCCGCGCAGGTGTCCGGTCTGATCCAGGACTGCCGTGCTCGCCGTGACTCGCTCGGTGTGGCTCTGTCGCCCGTGTTCGAGGCTTCCGTGAAGGCGGTTCTGGCTGAGGAGGACGCAGCGTGAGCGACAACGGCAAGCACGAAGCAATGTCCGGGTCCTGGTTCTCTCGGCTCGTCTCTGACCTCGGCGCTCGAGCGAAGAAGGCATGGTCGGCTGGTGTCGCTGGTGCGGCTCTCGCGATCGGTGGGATCTCGGTGACGGGGTTCTGGGCGGACGGGAGGATCGACACGGCGAAGGTCGGCGCCGCGGCTGGCGCTGTGGTCACCGGGTTCGTGGTCGGTTTCCTGGCAGCGTTCCTCCCGAAGAACGCCATCAACCCGGCGACTCCGGAGCTGCAGCCGGCGCAGTTCGAAGCGTCGCAGGTCGACCTCCGCGACTCGCAGGGTGACTGAGCGCGGGGGTAGAGCGGTGAAGACGATCTGGTCTGAGGGTTCGCTGCCGCTGGTGCCGAAACGGTTCCGGCCGATCTTCACCGTGTTCCTGCCGATCGTGAACGGGTGCCTGCTGGCGTTCGCCGTCATCGCCCTGCTCGTCGGATCGAAGGTGGTGGAGGACTTCACGCTGCACTGGTTCCCGAGGGCGTGGGCTGGTGACATCGCACTCGGCGCGATCCTCGCCAGCTTCGGCCTGATCTTCTGCCTCGACTGGGTGGAGCTCATCGGGAAGGGACTGCTCATCATCGGCCTGACCGTGTACGCGGCTCTGCTGGTGGTGAACGTCACGGATGGTTCCGCGTCGAGTGGCCTGTCGGTGACGTTGGTTGTGCTCGCGGACGCGTTCCTGCTGGTGCGGGTGTTCGACATCATCGAGCAGATCGGCGTCAAGGAGGCGGACGCAAGCGCCAGCCGGCGAGTGGCACGGAGGGGGCAAGCGTGACCGATCCGGAAACCCTACGCACAGTCATCACCACTGCCGGCGCGCTGCTCATCGCTGCGATCGGTTCCCCGTTCGCGATCTTCGGTGTGCGTCGTGCGCGGCGGAAGCGTCGGGCGGAGGTGTCCGACGAGGAGCAGGCAGCTGTCGCACGTTGGTCTGCTGATCCTGGCCAGTTCGTGAAGGACGTCCTCGAGTCGAACAAGCAGATGCAGGCTGAGGTGAAGTCGTACCGCGATGAGGTCAAGGGCCTCCGCGACGAGCTTGCAGCGTTCAAGAGCGAGGACCGCAAGTTCCGTACCGCGTTGGCCCGTTGGGTGGGTCAGATCATGAACGCGTGGGGTGTGGAGCCGCAGATGCCGTACCCGGAGGGTGAGGACGCGGTGACTCTCGCGGACGTGATCCCTTCGGCGTTGGAGGCGACGCAGCCGCGTTTCCGTCCGAGGACTTGATGCCGGTTCTGCCGGTGAAGTAGGCCGCATGGCCGTGACCATTTTGAAGGAAGGCCAGCATGGCAACGCAGTACGTAACGATCGTGGTGCGGCGCGGGAACGCGGAGTCCTGGGCGGACAGCACTCGTCCGCTCGAGCCGGGTGAGTGGGGGTATGACGACACGTCGCGGGTGACGAAGATCGGTGACGGGTTCAGCCTGTGGTCGGAGCTGCCGATCCACCTGACCGCGACCGCTGACGGCAACCTGCCATCCGACGTGCGCGCACGTCTGGCCGAGAACCTGGCCGACCCGGAGACCCCGGAAGGTGCTGTTGTCTCCTCGACCGTTGGCAAGCAGGGACCGCCCGGAGAACCCGGCAACAACATCCCGACGGACACCGCTGTTGCCGGCTACCTCGGCGACCCCGCATCCCAGTCCGGCGCTCTCGCCGCGTCTAGGTTCGCTTCGCAGCTGACCGCTACGTCGGCGACCTCGGTCGCGCAGATCAACTCGTGGCTGGCCGCAGGTTCCGCTCTCGGGGCGAAGCGCCTCGTTGGAGCAGTGACCATCACGTCCGCGCCGATCGTCGTCCCGTCGGGCACCTACCTCGATGCGACCGGTGCGACGATCACTTCCACGTTCGTCGGCAACATGCTGCAGAACGCGAACGCGAAGTCCACGACGAGCCGCGACAAGGACATCACCATCGTCGGTGGGACGTGGCAGCGCAACGCAGGTGGGCCTGCAGCGACCGCTGAGGACGGCTCCGCGAACGGTGCACACTCTTTGTTCCTCCGCCACATCGACCGTCTCCGCATCCGGGGACTGTCCGTCGGGTCAACGGGCGGGAAGTACATGATCGCCCTCGGCGACGTGACCAACTTCCACGTGTCCGAGATCGCCGGTACGACTCTCGCGTCCGACACAGTGCACATCACCGGTCCCGCCAAGAACGGCCTCGTGGAGCTCGTCGAAGTCTCGAGCGGCGGAGACGACGTCGTCGCGACTACGACGACCGACTACGCGGCGTACTCGGACACACACGGCGACATCACCGACGTCACGATCCGCGGTATCAAGGGCGGGAACACGACCCGCATCGTCCTCATCGCTGGCGCTTCGTACGCGACCGGTCAGGGCGACGGGCACGTGCTGGACCGCATCGTCGTGGACACGGTCACACAGACCGGCACGGGGGCTGTGGTGTGGACCGGTGCCGGTGGCAGCACCGACGTGCTCGGCTCCATCGAGATCGCGCACGTGTACGGAGGTCCCATTCAGCTGCGGCACCCCAACCACCGAGTCGTCGTCGTCCGCGACGCTCCCCGAGGTGTGATCCCCGCAACGCAGGACACGAACACTGTCGTCAACATCGGCCGGTTGATCCTCCGAGACACCACCGTCGCGTCGGGAAACTTCCTGCTGCTCAACAACGCGGGCATCGTCATCGACCACCTCGAGATCGACAACGTCACGAGTACGGCGGACAGCCTCATCAACCATGTGCTCGGCGTGGTGAAGAAGGCTGTCCTCTCGAGCGTGCGGTACGCGGGCACGAACAACATGCTCGCCATCGCTGGAACTCTGACGGCTCTCGTCTTCAACGGCGTGACTGCTGTCATGAACGTCAGCACGACGCACGTGATCCGCGTGAATGCTGGCGGGGTGATCGGATCGGCGACGTTCAACGACGTCGACGTGACGGGTGTGGACACGAACACGGCGACGCTCGTAAACCAGGTGTCTTCCGCGACGGTAGGCGCCGTCGTCGTGAACCGTGGAACGTTCACAACGTTCGCTCGGTTCCTGGAGAAGGCGAGCGGTGCGACAGGTGCCGTGCTGTTGCGGCTCACGGACGTGACGGTGGCCGGCGCGAACCGGCTGGCTCAGGTCGGAGGTGGCACGGTCGATTTCGCGTACTCGAACATCCGCCTGTCCGGTGTCGCCAACCAGCCGGTCCGCCTCTACGGTGGCGCGACGGGGAAGATCAGCGGCAACGGCTGGGCTGGCTACACCGGCGGCGCTCTCGTCACCGACGTGGCGGCTGCTGTCCAGTGCACGGCGCTCGACTTCCCGGTGGACCTGTCGCTGCTGTCGAAGGCGAACGGGGACCGTGCGACGAACACGAACAACGCGCTCGCGTGCGGTCTCGGCCCTGCGGTGAGCAACGGTACGAACTGGAAGAACCTGTACACCGGCACGACGTACTGATCACGACACGACCCCCTCGGGTTCCTTCGGGAGCCCGAGGGGGTCTTTCGTCGTTCCGCTGGCCCTGAACGCGCCCTCATGATGAAGTAGTCTCGCCCCCATGGGGATGACCTCGATGATCGTTGACTACCGACGAGTGCCAGTGCTTGGCGGCCTGCTCCGAAAGATCGGCTACGCGATGGGGTTCGACTGCCCTGCGTCGATCGAAGTGGGGAAGCGGCTGACCATCGAGCACCGCGGTGTCGGCACTATCCTGCACCCCCGAGTGAAGATCGGTGACGACGTGCGGATCTACCACCACGTCACTATTGGCCGAGCGCGACTCGACGGGTCGTACCCGGGCGACACCTACATCGGAGACGGAGCAATTCTCTGCACTGGTGCTGTGATCCTCACGGGAACCAGTGACCGGCACATCGGCGCAGGAGCCGTGATCGGCGCGAACTCCGTGGTCACGTCGGATGTTCCGGCTGGTGAAGTCTGGGCGGGCAACCCAGCTCGGAAGGTCAGCGATCGATCCTGGTAGGCGGATCAGGCACGGCGGGGTTTCAGCTGACGGACGGTTGCGCTCGACCGCGGAATCCACAGGTGGTGGACGAACCCCATGAACACGAGTTGCACGTACAGGCGGTCGCCTGCGTCGGCTTGGACGAACCCGGGGACTCGTTGACGGCCGCTGCGGGAGAAGACGACGTCAACCCAGACGGGGGCGTGGTCGACCGCGTTGGACCACTCGACACCATCAATGCCTTCGGGTTGGTCCTCGGGCGGGTCAGGGTGCTGCGGTGGCGACCACTGGTACTGCGGCATGTGGACAGTGTCGTCGCAGCCGCCGACATGAAGCTGTGCGCTTCATTCCGCGGAAGTTAAGCCAAACGGTGCTCCTCGGTCCGGCACCGCGTGCACGCCATTACGTCCACGGCGTCCCCTTCTACCCAGATGTGGGATCGAGAGTGAGGCCACTGAGCCCCGCAATCGTCGCAGCTGATCGTTGCGGTGAGGCAGGGTGTTCCGTGGATGATCTGACGGTCGTGGTTGCAGGTAGTCACGGTTGTCTCCTTGTCCGCGCTGAGACGTTCTCAGCGTCGGACAACAGATACACCGGGAGGTGACTAACGGGCCGCGGCGTTCACCTTCGCCGCGAACGCTCGAGCGTCCCGCTCATCCTTGATCGGGAACGGCACACCCAGGTAGTACGTGTCCGCCTCGATCGTCAGGAACCCGGTGCCCTTCTGCTTCCGGAACGCGAGCGCGAACACGCCGATGAGGACGATGCGGGTCGCGGTGATGCGTCGTTGCGCGTCGGCGCCGACAGCGACTTCCGCTCGAGCTCCGGTGACTGGTTCGCGGCGTGCGTGGCCCTGGTCGGTCCAGCCGATCATCCCGTCGGTGAGGTAGACGCCGGCGAACTTCCCGGTCTCGCGTTGGCGGCGGTTGATCTCGTTGAGTCGGGCGGACGCTTTCGCTGCCCGCTCGTCGGCTCCTGCCAGCCACTCCTTGAACCCCATGCCGCCAGTGTCCCCCGCGCCTGTGTGCGCCGTCCAGAGCCGCGTCCGGGTGTCAGCGGTCGGAAGGACACTGCAGCCATGACCGACGATGAGAGAGCAGTCCTGACGTTCGAGGAGCAGCATCCCCGCAACGACCGGACGAAGGAAGCGCTGATCCGAACCGAGCTCGCCGTGTCGTGGGTGCGGTACCGGCAGGTGCTGCTGCGGCTGATCGCTCGGGAGGACGTGGTCCGGGAGTTCCCGGTCGTGGCGCATCGGGTGCAGCGGGCGACGGAGAAATCTGTGGCGGATCGTGTCGCTCGGCGTGTCGGGTGACGGCCCGGATGCACCGGAGACAGCAAAAGGCCCGGTGGGATGCATACTGGGATGCAACCACCGGGCCGATCGGTGCACCCCCTCGGACTTGAACCGAGAACCCACTGATTAAGAGTCAGTTGCTCTGCCAATTGAGCTAGAGGTGCATGTTCCGGCTTCCGTGCCGCAACGGGAATCAACAATAGCAT